GCCGGTGAGCCATGTGGTTTCTTCAACCATCTGATGGATGGCCTCAGGGGTTACACCCTCAGCTGCAACCTTGTTGTAGGTTGTTTCCAGCCCCTCTTGAATCACATCAAGGGCCTTGATGGCCTGTTCCATGTCGTGGGCATCACCACAGCAACATGTGGCTGGCTTGTGAATCATCAGGTAAGCATTGGATGGAATCTTTCTCACATCAGCGGCAAAGAATATCTGCGTGGCGATAGAACAAGCCCAACCATCTACAACAGCCGTGGTGGGTCCCTTATGGCGGGCAATCATATTGGCAATAGCCACACCCGCTGGTACAGAGCCACCGTCGGAGTTGATATAAATGGTTAATGGTGCTTCATCGTCAATATCATCCAGCTGCTTCTTGATGTCATTAGGCCACTGATACCCGGTGCCTGGGTCTCCCCATGCTTCCAAGTAGCCGCCCCACTCATCATCAACAATATCACCGGTGATAAAGATTTCCGCCCCTTCTGCTTTGTTTACGACTTTAAGCATTATCCTTCACCTCCTCCTGCCGACTGATTAGTCACCTTCTGCAGATAGGCAAGGCCCACATCTTCCAGCTTCACATAGGAGCCATTAACGATGTGAACATCACCGCCCGGGGTCGGTGGCATATCGAGCTTCGCCCTCGCCTCGTTAGGCGAGTAGATAGCAGAGCTGACCATCTTCTGCAGAACATCCGCCTGCTGAGTCGGGTCACCTCTCAGAATAGTCCAGACATTGAACTTGAAGCCCAGGCCGTCTTGCTGTTCATTGGTGGTCAGCAGCTTCCTGTTAAACTCCTGCTCATATAAAGTGATGTTATAGAGCAGTGTGTTGACATAGAAGCTGAGGCTCTGGGCTGCGCTGTTTGCATAGCTGGATTTGCTATAATCGTTGAGCTGGTTGGGCTGGATGCCAAATGCAGCAGCAATTTGGAGCGCATTATATTTTTTCAGTTCATAGAACTGGCTATCTGTAAGTTTGAGGTCAAGGGTCTGGATATCATATCCAACTGGCAGGGTTATCATTCTTCTGCCCTCATCCTTGGCCTGCTTTTCAATCCGTTGCAGCATTACCTTTTGCTGTTCCCTTGAAAGGTCACCCACATACTTAACGACAGCATTAGCTGTGAGGCCCTTCTGATAGAGGTCATTGAGGAACTGCTGGGAGGCTTTGGAGCCTGTCATGTTAGTGGCAAGAATCTCCCGCACTGACTTACCAGCAAGGCCGGACTTGTCAGTTACCCAGCTCTTAATGTGCAGCATGTCCTCCGGGTCAATCCAGTATGATTTGCCGGAGCCATTGTCTGTGTAGTAATAGCTGTATTTTCTCTGGGTAAATTCCTGAGTGTTGTTTACCCAAATCTGAATCATGCGAGGATCAAGCGGATAGATGCCCGCTATCTTGCCGTTGACTCTCTCCACATAAGCATAAGCATTACCGTAGTGGTTTCTGCAAAACTCCAGGAAGGTAAACAGCTGGATAGGTGTGTACACAATGTTTGGAGAGACTGACAAAAAGAATGATGTCTCATGGTTTGTCTTGCGTTCCTTGTCGGGGCCCATAAGATATACAGGCATCTTACCCAGTGCCTCTGATAGAGTTTTGAGACAGGTAAAGTAGGTTATCTCGGACAGGTCCGCCCCGTATTGCGCCACACTCTGGCCACTAAAAAACAGCTCATTGATATCTTGTAAACTCATTGAGCTGCCCTGATTTTCGTTTGTAAAAACTCCTTTTAGTTTGCTAAATATACTCATTATTCCCCTCCTTCCAACGACTGGAGCCAAATATCCAGAGCCTCCTCACCGCTCGGACTGTTGGACTGCTTGCTTACCAGCCAAACCTTCCAGGCATCAATGATGGCATCCACTGGGTCAATTCGCTCAGTCTGTGTCATTTTGTCTATCTTAATCTCACCAAAGCTGTTTGGTGCTGACTTGATAGCATTGATAACGCTCCATGTCATAAGAGCATTATCCTTGTCATAGCTTACCTGGCCAGCCTCCACTGACAGGGCAAAATCATTTGTCGGGTCACTGAGAGACCGGGCGGACTGTTTAACCTCTGTCAGATCGCAGTTGATAACCTCATCAAGATCAGCAAGGAAAGCGGCTGCATTGTGGGAGTCATACCCACAGCCAATGATCCTGATGTTGTGCTCATTAATGATGTTGGCAAGGTCCGCTATGATGTGCTTGTAATCTGTCTTAATTCCATACATGCCGGATGTTAGAGTCAACAGCCCCTGCTTGGCCCATACGCCATAAGGTGCCTTATCGGTCTTGATATGTTCTGCCAGCCGGAGCTCCGGCATGTAGCTGTGTGACCATATATACACATTGTCGTTCCCGGTTGGGAACAATAAAGCAATGCTTGTAAGGTCACCGCCGGAGGAAAGGTCAATACCAAGAAAGGCATCCATGGTGGCCATATCCTTTATCTTGGTATTACAGCCGCCCCGCTTCCACTTTGCCAAATCAATGAGTGAGCCACCTGTGTAGGTTACCCACTTATTGAGGCTCTTGGTTTGGAAGTTGACCAGCTCCTCACCCTGCTTCTCTTTTGCTTCAATGGCCTTACTGGCATATACAGCCAGCTTCTCATTGTTGAGGGTGATATCATCTGGCTCAAAGAGTTTGAGCGGGTTGGCTTTTGCCCAGTTCTCTTTACTCCAGTCGTCGTCCTCATCATCCATTTCCGCTATATATACAAACAGGGTATCCTTTTCCACCACGCCCTCCAGCACCTTTTTACAGAATTGATAGTGCTCATAGCATGGTGATTTGAGGTTAAATCCTGCTGTAGTTATTGCAATGGTCAAGGCATTCTTTACCATATCCTGACCATCAAGCATCAGCTTATACATCTGGTTAGTCGGATGAGCGTGGTATTCGTCAATGATGGCCAGAATCGTTCTGAAACCATCAGCTGATTTTGTATCCCTGCCAATAGCCTTGATAACAGTACCAGTCACCTTGCTGGTGATAGTTCTGTCATGGGTGCGGATGTTATACAACTCCGCCAAATCACTATCAGACTGAATGAACTTGGATACCTCATCCCATACAATATTTGCCTGGTCCTGCTTGGTGGCAGTACAGAATATACGACCATACTGGTACCCGCCAAAGGTTGCAAAGTCATTGGCCAATTCGCCGGCAAGGAATGATTTGCCATTCTGCCTGCCGATCTGCACATAAGCCTCACGGAATCGCCGGATATCGCTCCGCTTTTTCCGCCAACCAAAAAGGCTCCCGATAATGAAATCTTGGAAGCCTCTTGTTGTGAGTGCTTGCGCCTCTCCCTCGCCAATGGTTAAGGTATTGGCGATTTCGATATGTCGCTCGGCCTCTTCCACATCGAAAATCCACTCTGATTTTTTATTGGCCATGTCGTCAAGGTGGCGTTGTGCTGCCAGCCTTTCACTCCGGCCACATATTCTCTTACCGCTTAAAATCAGCTTTGCATATTCCGTGGTTCTATCTACCATTTGAACCAGTCCCCAGGAACTTGATAAACTTGTTTACTTCCTTCTCTTCCTTGACAGGAACAATGAGCTTCAATCTGTCAGTAACAGCAAGCCCCAGCTTGCCGGAGCAGGTGAATATATTCTTGGCAGACTGGTTAAGGATAGCTACCCACGGAGATGGCATCTGGTACCCTGATTTGGCCTTGGTAACATGGCCCTTCTTTGCCAGCTGCTGAGATGCCTCAATGTATCGACAATAATTATCAGCATAGATAGCAAGAACGGATAAATCCAGATTATCCAGCATTCCAACTTGCGCCGCGTTGGCAACAACTCTGTCAAATTCCACAGCGGCAACATCAGGAAGCCAATCAGGAGCCCGGAGCTCATTCGTGTTAACTTTTAGAGCTTTTTCGCTTTCAGCTCTCTGAGTCTTGGTTGCTTTACCTACTTTACCAGTAGACATAGAAACAACCTTGCGTGGTCGGCCCATTTTGACCCCCCCTTCCATTTTTTGGCATTTTCTCCAGAGAAAAGAGACCATGCGGTTTCAGAGAAGTCCCTAAAAACTTTTTGGAACACCCCCGGCCCGGTTAAAAATTTTATGAGTCCTCAAAATTGTTCTCCGACTCCATTAAAACCCGATACAAACG